TACCGGCGGGCAATGCTCTCAGTAGCAGGCATGAGCGGTGTTCCTGATGGCGTGGACCATCATCGTGATGGCCTCTGCCAGCGGAGTGTTCAGGTACGGCAACTCCTTGTCCTCCACGATTTCGGAGTTCATGGTCTCGCCATGCTCGTTCTTTGCCGTAATCCAGCAGCCATCACCGGTGTTCTCCAGCACGATGCTGAAGTACGGCTCCTTCTGGCCGCAATACTCCAGATATTCCCAGAAGATACGGGCCTTTTCCTTGCCCACGGACTTGACCGACCAGCGCCAGTTTTCGTCGTTCTGGTTGGCCTCGGAAACCAACCGGCTAATCAGTTCCTTGTGTTCACGCAGATCATACATAGTTCTAAACCTCTTGACTTTCCCCTGCCATACTGATAAAATCGAAACGAGATGGGGCAGGTCCCATCCCGTTCCGGTTGGCTAGGTTCCCACAGGTCTGCAAACGAAGTGGGGAACCTAGCCTTTACTGTTTCTTAGACTCGCCGGTTGCGGGGTCGAGGACTCCAGCAATGCACTTAATGCACTGCGTCGCTTCCTCGTCCGTGTGACCGTGAGCTTTCAGCCAGTCGATCAAGCGGCTGGCTTCCAAAGCGGTCATGCTGCACTCGCCTTTCATTTTGCTACACCTCCTGCTCGTGCTTCCAACTTACCAGCCGGATGCCGGTAATTGTAGATAACTTACCTTTTTGGTAATTTATCTTAGTATCATTATAACTTACCCAACTGGTAAGTCAATCTGTTTTTTAATTTTTTCAAAATATTTTTTATATCCACTGGCTATTTGATGCCAAGCCGCTGGTGGCCTCTGGAAAACCTCTGAATTTGCATTTTGGTTACGGGTAAAAGTGTATTGGGAAACGTCTGGAACCCTCTGGGAAGGATTTGTCAAAAGTGCATAACAAAATTTGGCTATTTTGAGAATTGATTTTTCTGGCGACGTTGTTCCATCGGAATTTCCGTGCAAACAAAAAAATCCCCCTGCACCAGCCTTTTTACGGGTCATGGTACAGGGGGATTATCATTTTACGCTGACTTTGCGCTGACTCAGCCCAGATTCAGCGTATTCTGGGCAGCGGCCTGCTTGGCGGCGACGTGGTTGGCGTCGATCTGGGCCTCAATACGATTTTCGAGGTACTGGGTCGTATCGCCGAAGTTGCTCTTGATGTAGTCCTGCGCGTCGCTGCTCATGCTTTTCAGGGCGGCAGACACGGCCCGCATCAGGGCTTCCTTCTGTTCCGCCTCATTGAACGTCCCGGCGGCTTTGAGGTCGTTGACGTAGGTCTGGTTCATCGCGGCCACGGCATTGGCAACGGCATCGCCGATTTCCCGGACGAGCCGCTGTACCTTGATGTTCTGAGTCTGGGCGTTGATTGCATCAACGGCAACTGCAATGCCTTTCTTGATGCAGGCGGTCACGATGGGGACGCAGACCAGCAGGGCGATGTACAGCAGGCTTCTCGTAAACTCATTCATACTCGGTTACTCCTTTCATTCAGTGGACCTGATTCTTCAGGCTGTTCATCCGCTTGTCGCCTTCGATGGCGGCGGCGGTAAAGCTGTTGTTCTTCCACCACGCAGCGACGCTGGTGGCAATGGTCAGGCCAGTGGTCACAAACTGCTCGACCTCCGAACTTTCGATGGGCAGCAGAGGCTTCCCGGCGGCGCTCGAAACCTGATTTGCCAGAGCGAACGCCAGAGCGGCCGTGCGGGCCAGCGTAGCGATGGACACTTTGCTATTCGTCATAGAGCTTATCTCCTCTCACAGGTACTTATCAGCGCCAGACAGCGCCTTCCACGATGCAGGGCCGCAGATGCCGTCCACGGTCAGGCCATGCGCCTCCTGCGCCCTCATCAGGGCGTTCTCGGTGGCCTCGCCGAACAGGCCATCAGCCTTCAACTTCAGGAGCTTCTGAAGCATAATGGTGGCACTGCGGTTTGCAGGCCCGGTGCAGCCCCGTCGGATGGTGGGAAGCACGAACTTGTTGTAGGTCGTGCTGGGGTACTTTCCCGGCGTGGTGCAGAGCCACGTCGCTTTCGTGCCACGGGTGTCGGCGTGAACAAAAGCCCCACGGCTGTGCCAGTAGATGCCGATGCCGCCGAACCCCACGGCCTGAGCGAGGATGCCCAGTGCCACCGGGTTGATGCTGCGGTTCTCCGTCCTCCAGTCCGCCGCCATGCCATAGCGGTGCTTGGAGTTCTGGCTTCCGCCCACAGCCGCATTGTGCGTGATGCAGCGGTAGCCGGACGTGATCTTCAGCGGGCGGTCTACCTTGTCCCGGATGAGCTGGAGCTTTTTGGCCAGCTCCGTGTCAACCGACTGCTGTCCGCAGCCGCAGGGACACTCGAACTCGGACTTGGTAAAGTTCTTCGCGAGCGCGGTCTTATCCCCGCGCTGGAACGTAATGATGCTCAACTTGCACACCTCCTAAAAACCGATTTTGGTGAACACATGGCCGAGAAAAGCACCGATGATGGCCGTTACTACATAGCCGACGGCCTTACGCCACAGCTCTCCATCGCGGCTCTCCAGAGTTTCCAGCCGTTTTCCCTGCTTTTCCTGCTCCCTGACCATACTCTCCATACTCAGGGCCAGCTTCTCGACCGAAGTGGACAGTGCGCCCATTTTGCTTACGCTTTCCTCCAGCAAGGCGATTCGTCTGTCCTGACGGGCATTTTCCTCTTCGAGCCGACGCTTGAACTCCTCATGCTCGGCTCGCGTAATAGGCTGGTCCATCTGAACCTCCTCTCCTTCGTCATACAAAAAATGAGGGGAGCCGGTTCTCCCGACTCCCCCGCGCGATCACTCGACCTCGACTTCGAGGTCCTTCAGGATTTCCTCAACCTGCTTCCGAATCAGCGCCGGAACCTGATCGAGGGTCTTCTTGCCCTTCACAATGAGGGTTGCATAGATGACTGCCATGATGCCTTTCTCCTTTCTCAGTAATATTTTTAAGGCAAATTCCCGCAGGCGGCTCATGCGTTGCCGTCCGCCGCGAGAATGGCCTTGACTTCTTCCCGCAGGTGCTCAGGCACCTGCTCGATGGTTTTCCGCCCTCGGCGGATGAGGTTTGCATAGACTTCTGCCATGATTATGCCTCCTTATCTGCGGCGGATGTGACCGCGATGAGCTGTTCGTACACGTCGCACAGCGCCATCTGGGTATTATCGAGGTTGGTTTCCAGAGAAGAAACCTTGGTTTTCAGGGCTTCATTCTCCTCCTGCAATTCCGCCATCGTTTTCTTCTTCTGCAATTTAGCTACAGAATCGACTCTTACTCTGTTCAAACCCATTACTGGAAACCTCCCTGAATCGAAGCGATATAGCCGCTCTCGCCGCTTGCACCGCGCTCTGCGGTGACACGGAAATTGAATGCGAAGCCGTTGGCCGCAGTCTGGTTCGTGAACAAATGGTTCCGGCCATTCCGGGCCTCGGTGGTGGCGTCCTCCCATACCGGCGAACTGTCCTTGCCGTTGTTCGTGACCTCCACCTTGAACACAGCGTCAGCTGGAATCAGACCGCCTACGGTGATGGCGCAGAGCGTGATCTGGGCATCCGCCTCCATCGGCTTCGCCAGCGTGATGCTGGCGGCGGTGACGGCCTTCGTAAAGGTGAACGTCTTGGTGACGGTGGCCTTGCCATCGGTCACGGTAACGGTCATGGTGTGACTGCCGTTCGTAATTTTCTGGAAATATTCACCGGTGACGGCGAAGCTGTTGGTGGTCTTGCGGGTCGCGGTGTAGGTTCGCTTGGTCGTGCCGTCCAGCTTTTCGGTGACGGTCAGGGTGTCCCCTGCGTCCTTATCATCCACGGAGTACGAGATGGTGAAGCCGCTGGACTTGGTGCCGAGGTTGGCTGCGCTGGAGGTCGTGATGGTCGGCGTAGTATTGTTATCGACCGTGCGCTTGGTGGACGTAGTGTAGCCGGACTGAGCATTATAGCTGTCGTACGCCTTGACACGGTACATCACGGTGGACCAGCCCTTGGTGATGGTGTCGGTGTAGGTCAGCGCGTTGCCCTTGTACACCTGCGTGTAGGCGGAGCCACCATCGGTGCTGCGCTCCAGAATGTAGCCGCTCAGGTTGCCATCGCTGTCACTGGCCGCAGTCCACGAGATCACCAGCGTGCTGCCACCTTTGACATCATTCGGCACCGCGATGGACGGCGGCGCAGACGGGGCGTTGTTGTTGACCACCGTTACCTGCGAACTGGTGCGCCAGCCAGACTCCAGACCCTCGGTGTCGTATGCCTTGACGCGGTACATCACGGAC